AACGGATTACCTTAGTTATTACTTACACCGATAGTCTTTAAATAGGTTTCAATTAGTAAACCTATTCACTTTAGAATAGTGAAAATGGTGATTTATTTGCAGTAATATTGGTTAATTTCAGGTGTGGCTGTGCGGGGGTATAGGTATCGATATGGGGAGTGACACAAACTGCACTGTGACTTCAAATTCCATACATGATAATGGTTCAGACGGAGTGTCCATCTCTGGAAATACCCAAAATTGTTGTATCACTGGAAATTCCATCTTTAATAATTCTGGAAATGGGGTTAATCTAGGTGGTAATGCAGCTGGTAATAACACAATCACTGGAAACGCGATTCAAAATAACACACTAGATGGAATAACAATACGTTCAGATGATAACGTGGTTACAGGTAACAGGATCAATGATAACGATACGGGTGTTCTTATACAGAACACAGCAACCAGAACAATTCTGTCCATCAACAATCTTACAGGTAATAGTACAAGCTATACAGATAATGGATCGGCAAGTTCTATACTAGGAAATGTTGTTTAGTCTCCAAGAAGCCTAGACATCATCAAACATAATTTGGGTTTATCTTCAGGTTTGACACGTTCCAGATACTCGAAATCTGGAAATGGTGGAACAACAGCTTTGATTCTCGTGTTGTATCTCTTGGCATAAAGAATGAATTTACACTCCCTTGGTGAAGGCTCCAAAAGGTTGTTCTTGAAGTAGAAGGTTAGATTGTTGTAAAAAAGATTTGGAAGATTTCTTCCCCCCCGTATCTTCTTGACAGGTGATACAACAACAAATCCACAAATTTTCTTTTTATCAACGAGAGCTTTGACTTTCTTCTCGGATGTCCCCCTATCTATTATGGCTATCTTGCAGGTTTCTTTCACAGATAGAGTTTCTCCAGTTTTGGGACGGTAAAACTGAATGTTGGGGTTAACTTCCAAGCCATAGATATCATCATCTATGTAAAATTTTGAAAAGTATCTGAACCAAGAAAAATCCTGGTTTGTATTCGAACAATACAGCTTCAATTTTACCACCATTTATGTATATCTATAGGAAAAAAAATACATTGATGTTTGGAGATTCTTCATTGTACAGATGAGGTTCACAAACTGCTTACACTGAACTTGAGATGTTGTACAATATGGTTTCTGATGATGTTAACAAAGTGAATTTGTAAAAATGACCTTTTCAAAGAGAGCATCTTTGTATTCCCATTCTTCACCATCTTTCGTTACCAAGTCTACAACGAATTTATCTCGTGTTTCATCTTGACAGATAAAAGTTTTTATTCAATAAGAAAATTGAGATTTCAGATCAAACTTAATCTGAAATTAATCATGGCTCTGGTTGACATATAAATACAGATTTGTTGGGGAACGAGTGTGGAAAGAAACAGAAATTGTCATGGAAGTTTTTGACCAGGCCAAAACAAGGTGGTTATTCGAAGATATCACAGAGGCTATGGTAGAGTTTTCTATTGGCTGTTGTTACATGACAATCGAAGAGACAGAATATATCAGGACCACTGCCATCATGTTGGCTGAAATTCTGGAAGATATGTATTACAATCATTTACAACAGGTTGAGATAGAAGCTACATATGAGGAGGAGTAGAGGACTTTTACTTACCTCCCCAAAGGTAGATTTTTGGAGTTTTCCAAAAATCTAATCATACTTGGAATAGATCACTACTACTCTGGAGAATCAAAATTTGAAAAATCCAATTTCTCCTCGCACACACTCGAAGGCTCGGGTTGTGTCTGTGTCACAGGGGTAAACTCCCCTGATTTAAACAAAACGTCCTCGCTATCTTCATCATCCATATCCTCAACAGCTAATTGTTCTGTATTCATTGCACTTCCCATTGCGGTTTGCATAGTTCCAATTAAACTTTGAATGTCTATTTCTCCAGATTCGGCCTTGTTTTGTAGGGTATTCACCATATTTGAGATAACCCCTGATTTCATCAAGGTCATCAGTGCAATTGTTGGGTTGCTAGAATCAACTCCATTCATGGCCTCTCGTGTTTGATACATAATGTCTCCAAATAGCCTTCCCTCAGGTGTGCTTTCATCTATTCCAAAATCTTCAATCTTGTTTTCATCCAATTGGTCAAGTTTTTCTTTACTTGGATCCAAGATGGCACTGATGGTGAGAAGATGTTGTTTAATGGCTAATCTAGTGGTATCATCAGCCTTGTAAATATATTTTTGTATTTCCAAATATACACGTTTACTATCACCATAATTTACCCGCACACCCTTGGGTATATCCAACAATCTACCTTCCACTATCTGTTTCTCGTATGTGCTCAAGAAATATTTGAAACCGTTCAAAAATTTATTGACAACTTCTGTGTCTCCAGAATCAACTTTTGAGAGAAGTCTTTTGTAAAGATTTATCGGTGATGGAGTGGAATTATCACCATAAAGAAACCACAAATCATCCACAAAAAATTTTACACCATTGAAGGCTTCAACGTATCTTTCTTGCATAACCGGTTGTTTTCTACAAACAGTCTTTTAAATGAATCTTAGTATAGCCGCATATTTATCCCCATAAAACATAACTGGATATTTTGGAGTTTCCTCTCCCCCTCGTTTTCTATACAATCCCATTTCCGAAAACTCCAAACTTCCATATGTTTCTATTTCTGGATCAGCCTCTACATAATATCCCAAATTTGCCTTGCTATCTATGTTTGAATTCCAATATTTGCTAACAGTCAAAGCCCTCCTGTAATTATCATCCAAATGTATCCTTTTTCTTTCCTCGAAATCGTTGGTTGATTCGTCCTTCTCCTTTACAATTTTTTGAAAAACTACATTTTGGAGCAGGACAACTTCTGAATTATATATATCATTGTTCATATAGAAATAAGGTTCTATTTGATCTTCTCTTATAGAAAACGATATTCTGGTTTGAATAGATCTCAATCCTTTGAGTTTCAACCAATTTTTTAAAGAATCTGTTGATGTAAAGATTACCTGCCCGTCAACCTGTCTAAAATCTGAAATATTCATAAATGAAAATGGCAACCTCTTCTTCATCTTGTAATTTTTCAATCCCTCTTCATTCTTCTCCATCTCGATGGATATTAGAAAGGTCAATCTCTCCACGATTTCTTCTGTAGGAACTATGAGTTTCCCGTCGCTATACATTTGGTCATTATTCCTAACAAACTTATCTCCAAGAAGCTGTAAATTGTATACATGATTCTTTTTTACCACAAATATATCTGTACTATCAAACTCTGGCTCTTCGGATGCCCTCCAAGAATACTCAAATAGTGTGTAATTCTTGAGATATCTAGCAACCTTCATGTTGTAGTTTAGTCTTTCTCTAAGAGATTGTTCATTTTCTACCTGAGGTCCAGGTTTAATACTAATTTCTTCCTTTTCCAATATGTTGGCCTTTTTGATGGGTATGTAGAGTTCTTCGTTTTCCGAATCTTTCTTTCCGATCCATATACCCTTCAAATATTCAGGTTCACCTTGATGATCTATCTCCTGACTTATAATTTCCAGATCCAAATCTTTCACGAATTTCAAAGCTGTACGTAGAGATACATCTTCAACTTTCTTCATTATTGGAAGATCCAAAGGGGGAGATGGAGGGACAAATAAACACAAACCTGAATCATACTTTAGAATTCTCAATTTCCCATAGCTATCAAGTTTTTGTGAAACAACACCGTTTAACAACATTTACTACTAGAAGAACAATCTTTGATTAACGCTTTCTGAGTATACTAATAAATGAGTATAACAGTGGTTGAGGGTAGGTTCAAAACCAAGACACCCTTTGAAAAAACAGACTCTGTCAATGATATATTAGCAAAATATGTCATAGAGAGAAAAAGGGATATTCTTCCATCTTATTTTAGGGTGAAAAAGAGAACAGATACTGAAATAGAAGTTGAAAACATCTCCAGGGTATTGTTAACTATTTCCAAAGAAGATTTTGAGGAATCTCTGGGGAATCTCCTATCGGAATTTCCCAATCTAAGCAAAATAGATATCGTCATTATCTGGCTGAAGAAGGAATTTAGAAATAAAAAGTTTTCAGAGATTGTGGATGTCATGGACTACGAGTACAAAGATTTTCTGTTGAACATTGACGAAAGTTTTACTCTAAAGTATATAGAAGACCTCTACCAAACCTATGATAAAAACTTGATGAATCAGTTGAAGAAATTGAAAGAACACCTCAAAGTTGTATCAAAACAGAAAAAAATGTTAAACAAACATATTATCCAGGGGGGAAAGATCAAGATTGTGAAAATAACATATTCTATAAAACTAGATTTGCCAGACAAAGAAAATTTACAGGAAGTTTTTAACCTTATTGATGTCAACAGCTTAGTCCCAGCTGTAAGGTATGCAGCTGACGGGGATTTGAATTGGTATAAATTATATCAATATTCAGATCTTTTATTATCTGAAGAATTAAATTTAACCCAAGAACTTCAGAGGGGTGGAATCTATCTTTTCATAAATCTAAATAATTCCAAAAAGTTGGTGAATGTTTTTTGGAGCGACTCCAACAGAATAACCTACGAGTTGGATGAAGAAAACGTAGAAAATCAGGACTTTATAAAAAACCAAATTCTAAATGTCATTGGAGGTAGAATTGTTGTAAATATAATTGAATCTGGTAGAGATTACGTAAATGGTATTTTTACAGTCAAAGATATTGTTCTTAACAAAGCCATGTTTGCAGATATGATCTTCATTGATGATTTTGTTTCTAGTTTTTTACAACTCAAGGAGGTTACCAACACATTCACCAAAATTGGAGGCAAAAATATAGTGTACTTTAGAACTTTCTCATCTCCTATTATGATGACATTTACACCCATAATCACAGGGGAGGATACCAAAGCTCTCAAGATCAAGGTGAACAAGATCGAGGATGAAAAGGATCTGGAAAACATAAGAACTTCTCTGTTGGGAATTCTTGGCTACTATAAATACAATTTTCAGGTTGTACTCAACGAGTACGAGAAGATTTATCCAAGATCTGACAGGCTGATTGAGAAGGAGAATCTTTTCGCACATGTAGAGAAATCAAATAAAAAATCTGGGTCAAGGCTGATGGGTTTGATCAGAGCAATGCCAGATGTGTTTGAATCTAAATATGCAAGCAGTTGTCAAATGGGACGACAACCAAGAATAATAAACAAGAAGGAGGCAGATTTGATATTGGAAAAATTCGAAGACGGGAAGGACCTTGTTTTGAAATTTCCTGGAGACGTCGAAACAAGGTTTGGGAAGGCGTATGAATCAAATGTTGAGAGGGAGAGTGAGTATTTCGCATGTATATCAAAAGAGGAGGTTGCTACAGGCAAGATAGAAACTAAAAGTCTCTATCCTGGATTAATTAAAAACAAGACCTCAAATGCAGATGATTATCCATACATTCCCTGTTGTTATATAGGTCCAAACAGAAAACAAAAGATAAGGGCGCCTGTTTCAGGTATTCAACACATATTTGCATCTACCAAGCTCTTGATACCAGATAGATCAGGGGCACTTCCCCTGTATATAGCAAATATAGTAGACAACTTCTATACACGAAGATTGGAAAGCAAAACTGGCATAAGTAATTATCCAATCTTAAGACTGGGTGTAATTCTCTCTCCAGATAGTTTTCTTCATTGTACGGAGAAGGCTCTTAACATCAAATACACAAAGATGTCGTTGAAGAAGAAACTCAAGCGTGTCAAGACCTTGAGAAATGAATTATCAAAAATGGATTTTACACCTGCTAGTCAGGAACTTTATGAATTCTCGGATTCGTATATAAAGGAGATCTTACAATCAGGTTCATATTTAGACCCACAACGTTGGGTTAGACTTGTGGAAATCTACTATTCAAGAAAATTTGGAGAAACCATTAACATCATTTTGTTTGTTATTGACGATAACCATCCAAACGGAGAGTTTGCCATCCCGTATCATACAAAAGTTTACCTCATGAGAGATATAAAACCAGAGGACAAGACATTGTTTATTATTAAGCACAAAACAGGTTCTAAATTATACCCATATCAATGCGAGTTGATCTACAAACTCAATCTAAATATAAATGACCAAATCAAGGGAGAAACTCTAGTCTTTAGAGATGAGGATTTCCAGGAGATGGCCATAAATCTTTACAAACGATCCAACCAGATTCATGTTCTTGGGGTAGATATTTCCAACAAGTGTTACACTATCTAGAAATCTTTTGTTCGATTCTATTAATGGATCGCAAGTCTGCAAATATCCTCTATATTTTTGCTATTCTCGGGCTAATCCTGCTTTACTTTTTCAGCATCACCATCACCATCAAACAACGTTCTCATGACAAGGAAAAATATGTAGAAGATTCTGGTAACTATGCCCTGTTAAATTTTGGAGCTTATGACCAGATTTTCCCCCAGAACTATTACAGTTAGAAAAAGAGATCCCTATACAATGAAAATTTTATACACCCTCTTTGACAAAGAATAAAAATGTCTTACTATCTCACAAGAACGCTTTGCAACAGAAAAGGGGTATATCAAGATCTATGAAAGAATGTTTTTATAGATGGTGTTTGAATTTTTCAGTATTCAGAATACTGAAAAGATTTGTAATCAGAAAAAGTGAGATTTAGGTTTACCTTCTAAATGATGATAATCATGAATCTTTATTCTGATCTAAATATCTACCTGTTGAAATTCTGTTCTGAAGAAGCTTTGAAGGCTCTTGTTTTGGTCAATAAAGAATTTTCATCTCTGTCTGTATCAGAGGTTAAGGAACGGGCTTACAAGAAACTGTCAATCTCTTCCCAG